GGGTGCTATGAGTTTGGGAAAACTTATACCTGGATTATTCATGAAAATCTTAACTCCAGTCCTAGGACTTGCATTAATACCTGTTCTAATTGTAATGTTTAATAAAGAAATAAGTGCATTCATAAAAAAAGGTATTGATTTAATCGCACCAAAAGTAAAAGCAGTTTTTGAGAGCATAGGTAATTTCTTTACTAAAATAAAAAATGCAATAGGTAATTTCTTTGATAAAATTATGAAAGGAATATTAAGCATAGTTCCAGATTTTCTTTTACCAGATTCTTTAAAAAAATTCAGTAAAGAAACTCCTGAAGAAACAGCAGCAAGACGAGCATCAGAACCAAAATATAAAACGAACCCAATGACTGGGCGAAAGGAATTAATTGAAGATATCAGAATTGAAAAAATTGATAAATCACTTGATGGTAGTGGAGTGATAAAAGATGAAGCTCTTGCTAAAAATGTAACAGAGAACGCAATTGAAAAATCTGGAGCATCCCGAGGAAACACAAATGTCATAACCAAGGGTGGAGATAACAATAGTACAAACGTCAACAACCAAACTTCAGTAAAAGGTCCGGCAAAAATATTAAATTATGACCCAGTTTTAAATCATCTTTTATATGGAATATAAAGGGGAACTCAAAGAATCCCCCTTTAGGTTTAAGACCTACTCTTGAGCAAGTTTCTCAAAGTAAGACATACTTTCATCATCAGATGATGTAGTATCACTACCAACTGATGGTGCAGTATCGCTATCAACTGATGGTGCAGATGCAGTTTCAGTTAAATCAGCGGCATTACCAACAGTAGTAGTACCAGCAGTTACTCTTTCAAACCTTTCTTTCAATTCACCATATGATTTGAAATTAGTTGTCGAAGTAAATTCAGCAAGTGAGTATTCTTGATGCCAGAGTTGTTCCAATTTCTTGTCATCTCCGTCTATCACAGCACTAGGTTTTTCGAATTCAGATTTATCATAGTTCCAAAAACCATCAACTTTTCTAATTTTCAATTTGAAATTAGCACCTTTCCAAAAGTCAAAAGGGTTAACAGGTTTTTCATCTTCAAATTGTGGTTGCATTGCTTCCATCAATTTGTCAAAGATTTTCTTTCCATATTTGAAAAGTCTTACCTTACCTTCATGTTCTGGGTGTTTAGGGTCGCTTACTACTAAAATATTAGAATAGTAATTAAGTTTCCTCTTTCTCTTTCTTGCAAGTTCTTTGTCTGGTTCATTTCCAGTATTCCAAAGAAGTGTGTTTGCTTCAGAGACAGGGTCTTTCTGATTCAAAGTTGTTAATGAATTTTCAATGTACCATTGACCAGTTGGACCTTGAAATGCATGACTCCAAAGTTTAGACCATGGCATATCTTCCTTATCTGGTGCTGGTAAAAATCTGATAACAGCGTAACCATTTCCTGTTTTATCAAGTTCTGGTTTCCAAAATCTTTCATCAACAAAACTTTGTTTATCAGCAGGTGCAGTTTCTTTTTCGACTGCAGTAAGTAGTTTGTCTAAACCACTATTTCGTTTTAATGACTCTAACGACATATCGTTTCTCCTTATGTGTACATATTTGTCTTATCCAATTTCTTTCATGATATAAAACATATTTAGTATATTATACTTTATTTTTTATCGTTTGTCAAGTCTCGTAAATTGTCATCTGAAACATTCCAAATACCCATTTGGTTCATCTTAGATACATCAAAATTAATGTGTACTTCTTTAGTTTTCTTAATATAATTATTTGAAGTATAGACCAATAACCACTCATTTTCTGACAACTTCTTTATTTTATCCACTCTCGTTAATCTCCTAAATTTGATTTTACCAATTTCTGCAAAGTAAATTTATATTTGGTCTTATCAAATTCAAGAAATCTTCGATACTTATCAAGAAAGATTTTTTCTTCTGGCCACACTATATCGTCACTTAGCATCTTATCCCATTCTTTAAAATAAGAAACGATATCATCCAATATAATTAAAGTTTCTGGAAAAATCCTTTTTGCAAGATAGCCTTTTAAAAGAATTGGATGTTTTCCTTTCTCACATTCAAAAATGTATTCAAAATTATTTATATTATAATCATTTTTATCCATACAAATTTCATTTATCAACAATAAAATATTTTGTTCGAAAGTATAAGATAAACTTTCCATTCTTTTTTTCCAATCAGAATAATTCTTTTCAGAAAATTCTCCAATCCAACCTTTATGTGATTGAACAAAATTTGCAATGTAATAATTTTTTAAATCTGTTGGGTTTGAATGTGTTTTAGATGCCTTGTAGAAAATCTTTCTGTCATTTCTTTTAAAAAAAGATTCTTTGGTTGATTTTGTCTTACCACCATATTGAATAAAATCATAATTACCTTTTTCAAAATGTGCCTTCAACCCAAGATATAGTTTGTATGCATCATATGAATCCATTGTATTATAAATCAGGAAGTTTCCCTGCCTTTGGAAAGAAATTTAAATCTCTCGCATCTGATTCTATCTTTTGTTTTAATGTTTTGGATATCAATCGTCCAATTGATGATGGGTCGATATCATTCATCTCACAATAATGCAATACCGCCTGCATATGCGACATTTTATAATTTTTAACTATTTGTTCTACTTCTAATTCGAATGTTCTTTGCGTTTTAAATGACATTTTTGTTTCTGACATGATATCTACTTGCATAATTTTTCCATCCTAATAGCGGTGGTTTTTCTGTTGCCAAGAAAACCACCAAACTCCCACCACTTTTTTTTAAGCGGCTAGTTGATAATCAAAGTTATCGGTTGTTTAACATAACCCTTTCGTATCGCAATCGAATCCAGGACGCCCCCTCACATCATTATTAATTCATGGAGGCGGTGGGAATTGAACCCACGTCTTACAATCCTACTTAACGGATTACTTGATGTATTTATAAGTATGACATAAAAAAACAATTTGTCAAGTATGGAGCTAACGGGATTTGAACCCGTAATTTTTCCGTGCAAGGGAAATGGTTTCCCAGATTAGCCTATAGCCCCTCGTTATGCATTAAGACCTTGCATGTTATCTTCTTGTGAATAAACTTTTATAGATTCATCAAGTAGATGTAAATAATCTTTTTTATTTTTAACAAATTCTTGGACAGTTCCATCTTCTGTTACAACCAAAATCACAATCTGGTCTATATTTGTTCCAGTTCTTTCTTCAAACATCTGAGAATATGCAGTTGCTTGTATGTAATAGTTTTCATTCCATTCATCATTTCGTTCACTTCTTGATGTCTTAAAATCAATTATACTAGGCATTCCATTGTATTTCGCAATACAATCCACTCTACCAGCAACCATTAATTTATCTGACCACAATGCAGTTTCCTGTGCATATATATTATCAATATTTTTTAATGCTTGGTCTCTTAGTCTATTAAATAAACAATATCCAAGAAAATGTCTTTGTGAATGTTTTGCAAAATCTCTTGGACTATAAATGTGTTGGTTCATCAAATAATCTTCACACATTTTATGAACAGCAGAACCACGACTAGCAGCAGTTCTAGCAATATGATTCGCAACATCTTCTCCAACTCGTTGTCGCCATTCAACTAATCCTTCTTTGTTTCTGTTTGATAAAACTGTTGTTATAGAAGGATAAAGAATTCCTTCTGGTGTTACATAATATCGTTTTCTATCTACATTTTTTGTTGAAATTTTAGGAACATACTTTATTTCTCTTTTAAATTCATATAATTCGCACATAATAATATCCTATATTCATAATATATATTTTTCGTTATTGACCACCGACAAGTCCTAGTTTAATTTTATTAATTAAATAATTTCTGACAAACCCTGAACGAACTATGTCGCCAAGATTATATTCAATCAATGTAAATTCTTCCATTTGTTCAAGAATTCTAGTAAAATCTAAAATAGCATTTTTCTCTCTTGTTTCAACCAAATCAGTTTGGTCCATATCTCCACAGAAAATAATTTTACTATCTTGACCAACTCTCGTAATGATAGTATCTAGTTCATGAAAATTTAAATTTTGAGATTCATCTACAATAATAATAGAATTATCAAAAGTCAATCCTCGAAGAAAAGAAGTTGAAAGAAAATATAAAGTTTGTTGTGTTTTTAACCTATCATACAACGAACTAAATGCAACTTCATTTGGTTGTTCAAACATAAATTGCACCATATTTTGATATACCGTTTGATACAAAAGTGTTTTATCATCTTCATCGCCAGGAATAAATCCTATATTTCTTGTTGGCATTAATGAACGAACAAGACATACTCTATGATATGGAGTTTTTAAATTCAAAACTTCTTTAAGTGCAAGATACAATGAAATAAAAGTTTTTCC